ATAGGTGTAACAGGAGCAGCCGTAGATAGAGTTAACAAAGAAATAGAAAATAAAGTTGCTCAACAAGGTGTTGATCAAACGAGAAGAGATTTAATTTTATCTATCGGTGCTGGTGCTGGAGTTGGTTTTCTTAAATATTTAGGATTAGATTTTTTAAGCAAAGCACCTAAAGCAATTGCAAAACAAGTTCCGGAAATGGTAACAACAGGTGGCACACCAAAATACTTCTTTGACTTTGTAAATTTAATTAAGAGCAAAGGAGACGATGTATCGGAAACAGCTTCAACTGTTGAGAGACAAAAAGTTTACGACTACAAAGGATATACACTGACTGAAGATGTAAGTTCCGGTGAAATAAAAATTTATAAAGATACCGAAGGCGGAGGAACTTATAGTACACCTGACGGAGACTTGGATACATACGATGGCATTATATATAAAGAAGAAATATCTTACACACCGAAAGAAACAGTATTAAATGATAAAGGTAAAGCTGTAGAGGTTCCCGACATATATGAAGAGAGCACATTAAAACCCGATATGGACGGCGACTTGTCAGATATTGACGGTGGATTAGAATCCATTGATGAAATACTTGATATCTTATCCCAAGGCGGTAAAAAATACAGTTTAGATGAATTAGCAGAAATGGGAATTAATCCAGCAGGAATTGGTCAAAGCAACTTAAAAAAAATTTTAAAGGACCCAACAGAAATTAATAATCTTAAAGGGNNCGATATGTTTAAAGACACCCTAAACAAAATAAANTACAGATCAGAAAAAGCAGAGGGTGGTATTATATCGGGTGTAAAATCAGGACCCCCACCAAAATCTGGTAAGACACCACATGGGTTGCCTTATGTTGCAAAAAATGTTAGACCAATCAAGGAGCGTAATTAATGGCAGATATTGACAAGACTCTTTCGGAGTTAGGAACCTCTGTAAAAATAGATGGACCTGATCAAGAAGTAGAAATACAGAAACAAGAAGAAGCTAACAAACCACCTGTTGAAATAAACCCAACAGAAGATGGTGGTGTAGAATTAAACTTTGATCCAAGCAAAGTAAATATTGAAGGACAACCTAATCACTTTGATAACTTAGCAGAATTATTACCAGACGATATTTTAGAACCTATTGGTTTAGAATTATTTTCTAACTATACAGATTACAAATCTTCAAGAAAAGATTGGGAAAGATCTTATACAGAAGGTTTAGACCTTTTAGGATTTAAATACGAAAACAGAACAGAGCCTTTTCAAGGCGCTTCGGGTGCCACGCACCCTGTACTAGCAGAAGCCGTAACACAGTTTCAAGCTGGTGCTTACAAAGAATTATTACCCGCAGAAGGACCGATTAGAACACAGATTGTTGGTAACAGCGATCCACAAAAAGAGGCACAAGCACAAAGAGTAAGAGAGTACATGAACTACGAACTTATGGAAAAGATGCCCGAGTATGAACCAGAGTTTGACCAAATGTTATTTCACTTACCTCTTGCAGGATCCGCATTTAAAAAAGTTTATTATGATGACATCATGCAAAGAGCAGTATCTAAATTTGTACCTGCCGATGATTTAGTTGTACCTTATTCTGCTACATCTCTTGATGATGCAGAAGCAATTATGCACGTTATAAAAATGTCAGAAAATGATTTAAGAAAACAACAAGTAGGTGGTTTTTATTCTGATATCGAATTAGGTTCACCTGCTGTTTTTAAAAACGAAGTTGAGTCAAAAGAAAGAGAACTAGAAGGCACTAAAAAATCAGGTAGACCCGATCAAGTCTATACTTTGTTTGAGTGTCACGTTAATTTAGATTTAGAAGGTTTTGAAGATAAGGATGCGAACGGAGAACCTACAGGAATTAAGCTCCCTTATATTGTTACTGTAGACGAAGGTTCGCGAAAAGTTCTTTCTATTAGAAGGAACTTTAATCCTGACGATCCAAAAAAAGCTAGAGTCACTTACTTTGTCCACTTTAAATTTCTGCCAGGACTAGGATTCTACGGATTTGGATTGATCCATATGATTGGCGGATTGAGTCGAACGGCAACGGTCGCTCTCCGTCAATTGTTGGACGCAGGTACGCTATCAAACTTGCCAGCAGGATTTAAACAAAGAGGTGTAAGAGTTAGAGACGAAGCATCACCAATACAACCAGGTGAATTTAAAGATGTAGATGCACCGGGTGGTAATATTAGAGATTCATTTATGATGCTGCCTTACAAAGAACCATCACCAACGTTATTACAGTTGATGGGTATTGTAGTTCAAGCAGGACAAAGATTTGCGGCTATTGCAGATATGCAAGTAGGCGATGGTAATCAAGCTGCTGCAGTTGGAACTACAGTTGCACTTCTTGAAAGAGGTTCACGTGTTATGTCCGCTATTCACAAAAGATTATACACATCTATGAGATCTGAGTTTAGATTACTTGCAACTTTATTCAAAACATATTTACCACCAGTTTATCCTTTTGATGTTGTGGGTGGAAGAAGAGAAGTTAAACAACAAGACTTTGATGATAGAGTAGATATCTTACCAGTAGCAGATCCAAACATTTTTTCTATGTCACAAAGAATTACGATTGCACAAACAGAATTACAATTAGCTACATCTAATCCTAAGATCCATAATTTATATAATGCATACAGAAAAATGTATGAGGCACTTGGTATAAAAGATATAGATAAAATTTTACCACCTCCAGCACCTATTGCACCTAAAGATCCGGCGTTAGAACACATTGATGCATTAGGAATGAAACCATTTCAAGCGTTTAGAGGCCAAGATCACACAGCACATATGACAGCCCACTTAAATTTTATGGCAACAAACATGGTTAGAAACAATCCACCTGTTATGGCTGCGATTGAAAAGAATTGTTTAGAGCATATTAGCCTAATGGCTCAAGAACAAATAGAATTAGAGTTTGCAGACACTATTCAACAGATTCAACAGATGCAACAAATGGCACAACAGAACCCGCAGATACAAGCACAGCTTCAAAAAATAACCATGGACATGGAAGCAAGAAAAGCAGTCTTAATTTCTGAACTGATGGGTGATTTTATGGAAGAAGAAAAGAAAATTACATCACAATTTGACTCTGATCCTCTTTTAAAATTAAAATCAAGAGAGGTTGACCTTCGTGCAATGGAAAATGAACGTAAAAAAGACGAAGGAGAACAAAAAATGGACCTTGATAGAGCAAAATTACTTCAAGCAAGACAATTAAACGAAGATAAACTAGATCAAAACGAAAAATTAGCTAAATTAAGAGCAGGAGTAAGTCTTGCAAAGGCTGGAAATCAAGGTATAACTGCAATTAAGGTAGAAGATTAATAAAAGGAACAAAAATATGATGAATTATAAAAAATCAAAAGAGGTTAAGATTCCAGAACAGAATGTTGAGATAGATCCTAGATCTAAAACAACAGCTGATGGCGCTTTTAACTATATTCCTACTGGAGACAAGGAAAAAGTTAGAGGAACTAAGAGAATGTTAACTGAAAAGAAAAAAATAGCTACTTGGTACTAATATGGCTTGGTTTAGTCTAGCAAAAATTGCTTTACAAGCGGGAAGTAAAATTTATTCTAACCGCCAGAAGACTAAAATGGCTATGTCTGATGCACAACTCATGCATGCCGAGAAAATGGCTCGAGGTGAGGAAACTTACCAAGGTAAATTGCTAGAAGCGAGACAAAACGATTATAAGGACGAATTTGTGCTCGTTATAATTTCGGCCCCTATCGTTGTGTTAATGTGGGCAGTGATGTCGGACGATCCAACTGCGATGGAAAGAAGGTAAAATTGTTTTTCGAATACTTTCATGAGCTTCCGAAATGGTTCACTAATTTATGGGTGCTTGTAGTTGCGAGTATTTTTGGTATAAAGGGTACACAAATATTTAGAGGAGGAAAAAAATAATGGCTAATAGAAGATTTAACACACAAGTTAAAAAACCAGGCTTTTTAAAAGGCGGTCAAGTTAAACTTGATGCTAATAAAGATGGTAAAATATCTGCAAAAGATTTTGCGCTTTTAAAAAAGAAAAAGAAGAAAAAAGTAAAAAAAGTATAATGAAAAAAATTAAAAATTTTTTTAAAAACTTAATAGAAAAAACACTAGGCAAAAGATGTCTATGCGGGAGAAAAAATGGCAAATAAATATCATACAACTAAAAGTGGACGTAAAGCTAAAAAAGGTTTGTACTACAACATCATGATGAAAAAAAAACGTGGTGGTAAACCTAGAAAACCAGGATCTAAAGGTGCACCTACAGCTAAAGCGTTTAGAAAATCAGCAGAAACAGCTAAAAAAACATAATGAGAAAACAGGATAATATGCCTGCAAGAAATAAGAAAAATTTCAGACCTACAAAGTCTGGAGCAGGTATGACTCAAGCCGGTGTCAAAGCCTACAGAAGAAAAAATCCCGGTTCTAAACTAAAAACAGCGGTGACTGGCAAAGTCAAACCAGGATCTAAAGCTGCAAATCGACGTAAGTCGTACTGTGCAAGAAGCGCAGGCCAAATGAAACAATTTCCTAAGGCTGCAAAAGATCCTAACTCAAGACTAAGACAGGCTCGCAGAAGATGGAAGTGTTAAGTGCAATTAGAAACAGTAATCAATAGACTTTTAAAATATCTATCAAGAAGAAATGAAGAATTGTCAGCAGCCGTTACGTCAGGAGGTATTGACAATATGCAAAAATATAACTATATAATAGGACAGATAACAGCCCTAGAGGCAACTAAACAGGAAATCTCTAACCTGCTAAAAGATAAGGAGCAACATGGAACAGTCATCGACATCAAAGATAAAACTACCGAATAAAGAATTGGTAGGAGTCAAAAAAGAAAAAGATTTTACAGCAGAAGATTCAAATAAACTACCACAGCCGACTGGTTGGAGGATGTTAGTTTTACCTTTCAAAATGAAAGAGAAAACTAAAGGCGGGTTAATACTTGCCGATGCAGCCTTAGAGAGACAACAAGTTGCGTCGCAATGTGGTTTAGTTTTAAGAATGGGTCCAGATTGTTACAAGGATAAGGAAAAATTTCCTGAAGGTCCTTG